CGCTCCAGTCTCATACATCTAAGCCTTTCTTTTTCTTGGCTTTTTTGTTTTCGCTAGCCGCCGGTGTCGAAAAAGTGTCGAAACCGGCAAGTGGCCCCAGCCTAACGGCATCCTCCAGATGATCCTTAGCCAGATGCGCATAGCGCATGGTCATCGAGAGCGAGGCATGCCCCAAAATCTCCTTGAGCGTGACGATGCTGCCGCCGGCTTGGATGAAGTGGCTCGCGAACGTATGCCGCAGCACATGGCTAGCCTGCCCCTTCGGCAGCCGTATGGTGGTGGTCAGAAGCACCAGCCGAAAGACGCCAATACAGTTGCTGAACGGACCGTGCCGCTTCCAGTGAGCGCGGATCAAGGTCACCAGTTCAGGCGCGACCGGAACGGAGCGGACACGCTTAGACTTTGTATTGGCGAACACCAGGGAATTGCCCTGGATTCGGTCAGGCGTCAGCCCCTGCGCCTCGCCCCATCGTGCCCCCGTTGCCAAGCAGATCCGGGCGACAATGGCAGGATGCGGGGCGGTTGCACGAGCATCGAGCGCCGCCAGCAGCTCCTGAATCTGCGGACGGGTGAGATATGAGAGCGGACGCTCCTGGAGCTTGATCGGCCGCAACCTGGAGAAAGGACAGTCGTAATCGATGACAGCCAGTGTCAGCAGTTGGTTGTAGACCGCCTTGAGATAGCCAAGGCGATTGTTCACCGTCTTGCCTGCAACGCAGGAGGCCAGCCAGCGAGCCCGAGCCGCAGCGATTGTCGCGCCATCGACCGAGCGCGCAACCGGATCGCCCATCGAGGCAGCCGTTTCCTTGAGAATGGCATGCCGGCGCTTGCCATCGGACAGAGAGACGCCATGCAGCTCGAACCAAAGCTGAACCAGCTCGGAGAGCTTGCGGCGATCCTTGGGGCGAGGGGACCAATCGGAATTGCCAATACACTGAGCCCGGCAAGTAGCCTCGAACCGTTGCGCCTCGCCCTTGGTCTTGAACGTCTTACGGAACCGGCGCCCCTTGACGGGTTCGACGTCGACTTTCCAGCGACCGTCCGCAGTTTGCTGAATGGCCATCAGACAGCCCGCCCCCAGCGCACGACACGCTCCTCGAGGCGCTCCTTGATCTGCCGGTAAATGTCCCGTTCGGTCATTTCCTTGGCCGCATAGTGCTCCTGGATAACCTCCCAGACCGGCAGCGTCTTGAGTGCCTCAATCCCCTTTTTTGCGCCTACGCCCTGCCGTGCCAGGAGCGTGACGAAGTTTCCCATCATGAGATCCACGTTTTTGCCGGAAAACCCCTTGGCGGTCTTGTAGTAGCGGCGGTACTCGGTTTCATCCAGGAGCGAGTCACGGCCGGTTTCAACCCGCACGTCGTCACGGATCAGGGTCCAGAGCGGATCATTGACGCCGGGACGGGAGAGCAAGCGGAAATTGCCCAGGCCATACCGCCAGAGCCCGTCCAGGTGCGGCACCAGGGAGGCGTAGCAGTCGGAGTTGATGAACTGGCCGGTATGAACCGAGCAGCTACCGTCGGCGAATTGCTGAACTACGGAATGGTGATAGCGCAACTCGATCCGCCAGACAGGTTGATCCTCCTGATAGTTGGCCGGGTCCGACTCGTCGAACGGATTGCTGTAACGCTTCCAAACGCTTTCCCAGTAGTCGAGCTTGTCGGTGGCCCGGGCTTGCTCGGTCTTGTTGTAGATGGCGAGCTGGCAGGCCCCTGCGGAGCCCCAGAGGAAGGACTGGCCGTAACCATAAACAGCAGACTTGTCGGCCCACTCGAAAGAGGACACGCCGTCGAATCGACGCTGTGCCGTTGCCTTGCAGTGCAGCCGCGCCACGAGATCGGCCGGAGGCGTCCAGCCCTGGAGGTCGAGCGCAATGTGTACCGCGCATTGCGAGCGCTCCCTGTGCGTCAGTGCAGCATCGGCCAAGAAGTCGAGTTGCTCCTGGAGACGTTGCGAATCCTGCTGGTCGATGGCATGGGGCGAAACCTCGATCTTGAGGTGAGGACCACTCGCATCAGGTTTGACGTTGAAGTTCTTGAACAGCAGGATCAGGCCAAGGTCGGCATTCTGGAGCTTGTACTGATAGCCGGAGTCGCGGCCGACGCGACTGAAGTGGAAGCGGTAGCCGGCGAAATCCACCAGCCCGGGCTTGGATTCGGCCAGGGCGAGCGTTTCAGGCCGCAGCATGCCGCGATAGTGCTGCCGCACGGTATCGATACCGCAGCGGATCAGGCGGACCCCAGAAAGATCGGTGAACGACGCACGCTGGTCATCGAAGAAGAAACGGCCCTTCGGATCCTCCTGGACCTCGCCGCCGGCACCCATGAACACCCGAACCTGATCGACAGACTTTTTCATAAACACCCCTTACTGAGACGAAACGACACTCACGAAATTTCTTTTATTGACGTGCTACAGGGACGTCCCACGCGCCGGCCCGCCCTCGCTCTGAACCGAGCCGCTCGGTCGAACCGGCGCGTGGGCGTCCACAGATCCCGCGCTAACAGAGGACGAGGAGCCGACGAAATACGGCGGTCGGGGGTCAACCAGCTTGTCCTGGACAACAACACGGCTGGTGGTCGATTGAGCAGGAGCAGGTGTAGCGGGAGCAGGAGAGCTGGCCGGAGCTGGAGATGAGCCACCAGGGCAAAAGACGGTCTGCTTCCAACGGCCCCGCGACAGATCGACGACGCAGGTAGTACGCACCTTCACCTGATAGCCGAGAGCCTGAAGCTCGTCGGCGGTCTGCTTGAACGAGGCGCCTTCCTCGTCAACGACATCGAACAGCACGATCTGACGGGGCTTGCCGTCCTTGAGGCCGACCAAAGCGGCACGGACCTGGAGCGTATAGCCCTGGAAGGGATGCGTTAAAGCAGAAGCACCGCCAGCTTGACGCATCCCCACAGAACCAGCAGCCACACCAGCAGACGCAGTAGAAGAAGACCCAGCAGGCGCAGAGGAGGGAGCACTAGACGATGCAGGAGGAGTCTTGACCAGATGAGGACTGAAAATAGTGCTTGGATCAGAACTGAAGACAGAGTAAACAAGAACGGCAATAAGACCCAGGAGACCCAAAATTTTAGGCGATAGAAACATGTTCTTGCCGGCTTTGGTGTCTTGGGCTTTACCGGTAGCGGTTGAGTCATAGAGTTTGAATGTCTCAGGCTTGATCTTTTTGATTTCAACAATGGTAGAACCATCCATTGCCGGTTTGTTTTCCTGGGCATCATGCATCGCTTCCTTATAGCGACCACGAATACCAATCACCGCCAAGTTCGCGTGAAGATAGGCTTTCTCGCAGGTGTTACGAATATCCTCGCGGATATATTTAATGTTGGGCGTGGTCAATACCACGTCCCAGTTCCAGTGCCGGTGCCGTGTCCAGGCATCGAGCCAGCTCGTAGGACGGTCAGCCTCTTTTGCCGCTTCAAGGCCACCGGGAAAATCGAACTGTTTAAGGTCCTTTTCCGTCCAGGACTTCGGAAAGAGAATCTGCGTCTCGTCGAAGATCAGAAATGCACCTTTCGGTGCCCACATGAACCAGTGACGCATCTTTTCAAGGTCTTCCGTCGATTCCATCGAGAGGTTAATAACCTCTACAGAGTCAGGAACTTCAGGCAGCATTTCCTGAAGCCTGGAAAGCGTGAATCCTCGGACGTTAGTAATAATGATGCGTCCCTCCTGGATAGCAGGAATAGCATCATCTTGAATCGGGCCAGACGTTTTAAAAGCCCCATTCGGACCATGGTGAATTTTAATTGACATAGTTAGCGACCGATAAAAGGAACAAAGCGCATGGCCATGCGCGTCGGAACAGCCGAAAAGATAATCGTCAGCGCTTCGGGAGCCCCAAAAAATGCCAGTGTGTTGCGCATCTGATCGGGAATCGAGTTGTAGGCATTCTGCACTTGGGTGGCGATATTCAGATCGACAAAAATATCCTGGACGACTTCATAAGCCACTTCGACCAGGAGAATCGAAATCTGGATGTAAGAGTAGATGGCAACTTTCGTGAAAAAGACCATCACCTCTTTTACGAAATCGTAGATTCCGGAGTAGAGAAAATCCCAGATCGACTGGAAGAAAGTCGAAGTGTTAACGAAGAAATCAGAGATAAAAGAAAGATCCATGCCGAACCTCAATCACGAACAAAGATGATGTAGAAGGCCAACACCGAGGCCATGAAAATCAAAATCCACTTGAGGCCGACAAGCTCATCCTGATACTCGTCAAGGCAAAGCTCAAAAGACGAACCAAGAGCAGGAACATTAACGGACTGGCAATAGAGGCGACCAGACGTACCCGAAAGCGAAAGCGATGTTTCGGCGGTTACTAGCTCGGCCATCTGATCCAGCTTGCTACGCAGATCAACCCGGCTGTCGGCAATCAACTGATCCCACTCGGCCAGCTCGGCATCGAAGTTTCCGCGCTCGGACGGCTCCGAGAGTTCACCGGACGGAAGATCCGAAGCAGACTCATCTTCCGGGAGATCCTCAGGAGCCTGACAGCCAGAACCAGTACAAGTGACAGTCTCAGGCTTGGTAGAGCCATCAGCTTTAGTGCCACCGCTGGTCGTCTCGGTCGATGTTGTAGAGGTACAACCACCAATGCCCAGACAATCAGTTTTAGTCGTCGTGGTTGTAGTCGTTGTGCTAGTCGAGCCATCCGCGTTAGCAGTCTGCTGAGTTGTAGTCTCGACAGTTTTATCCTGGCTGCGAGACTTTGGGTTCTCAACGCAAACTAAGCTGCCGCTAGACGTACAGGTAGAAGTACCCGGTTCGGAGAAGTGAGATTCGGAAGTGCAAACCTGGGCACCAGTGGCCGGGTCGGTAACAGGATCGCAAGGAAGTTCAGTGGACTCAGTTTGAGGATAAGGCGGCTCACAATTACTAGAGCAATCATTACCCGTACCAGCAACAGGAATCGAAGCAGCAGTTTCATCACCAGTAATAACGAACTCACCAGAACAAACACCATCACCAGAACTTTGAACCGGACAGCTTAAAATCCCAGAAAGTTTACCAACACACCCATTAATATCAATTGAATCAGGCAGAGGAGAAGCTAAATTAGTTTCGAACCAATAAATAGTTTTAGAACCTTGAGCTTGCTGGCAAAGGCTCTGCTCGGGAGCATCACAAGAGCCCGTCGCATCGTTATAAGTAGCCCCAGAAGGGCAAGAATCGCCGTAACGATAAACATACAAAGTATAATAATTTGAACTCTGACGAACATCGCAGTAATAAAGAGAAGAATAAGATTTTGTTAGTTTAATTAAATGGCCATCACTCCATGATGTATAGACAGCAGAACAAGCAGATGAAGGAGATGAAAAATGACCTTTAGATTCATAACCCTGAGTTGTCCAGTAATAATCGACCGCAAAAACAGACTGCCCAAACAGCAAAAAGCCGAGGGCCGCTAGCCAAAGTTTGAACAAATACCACCCCCGAAAAAGAAAGGGGCCTTTCGGCCCCTTGGTTAAAGATACTCGCTTGCCCTGAAGCCCTGGACCAGGGCGCCGCCCATCAGAACGCCGAGCAGAAGCGACCAGATCATCAGACTTTCTTGACGATGGCGATGATGATGCCAACCACCACCAGAGCGGCAACGGTAGCCACCACGGCCTGGCCGACAGTCAGCGCCGAAGTTTCGGCCGAAGTGATAGCGCCAGTTACAGCGGCAGTGTCGAAAGCAGCAGAAGCCGGCAGGGAAATGACAGCGCCGACAGTAGCGAGAGTAGCGGCACCAAACTTACGGACAGAGGAGAAAACTTTCATAGGTCACCTTTTGAGTTTGCGAAGTTGCGAGACAATAAGACCGATTCCAAAACCAGTGGCAAACATTGATAAAGTGCCAAGGAAACCGATTTGAAAAAGGTCTTCGGAAAAACCGCCCTGGATGAGCAAATCGAGTTGCCCATCAACCGAGGGCGGCAAAATATAGCCCTGAATCCATTCAAACGAATCACAGTTAGCAGAGCCGTCCGGATTGGTTGTCCAGCTACGACACGCCTGGATAAACTCAACGGCCATAATCGTTTAACCCCAATTCATATGCAGCGTGCACGGAATCAGCGATAGAAAGCCCATCAGCAAGACCCCAGGTATAACCGCCCGCCATGACAAGTGCCGAAATGAAGAAGTAGCGGGACATTGAAGTTTCTCCTTTCAGGCAAGCCGATAGCGTGACCGCCATACAGCAACGGCGGTTAGTTCAGGGATTGTTTGTTAGGGCTTGGGTTGTTCGGCAGGTTTTACAACCGGCGCCGGGGCGGACTGGCGAAGCGGTTGATCCTGGATGAGCTTCGTCAGAACTTGGGTGTTGGTGGTCTTGCCGAACCGATTGGTAATCGGACGGAGTACCGATTCGAACTTGCAGAGGACCGGGCCATTGGCGAAGTCGATATGCTCCAGGACGGAGGCGTCAGCAGCATATTCGGTGACTTCGAAGCCTTTGCCATTACCAGTAACGCCGGCAGGGATCGGCGAGATAGCCTGCACAGAGGCACGGACTTCGCCGGTATCCTTGACCATGTAGAAGTCGGTTTTGATGACGAACAGGGTGGTGATGGATGCTGCTGAAGGGATTACAAACATTCCTGGACTTCCTATCTATGCCCACTTGGGGCTTTCGTTTGGTTCCATTGGCTTTCTTGGCTTCAAGCCTTGTTTGCCGCTGGGTGTTGGTTAATTCGTTCCTTTTGGGCGACCCCTTACGGGGCGGGCTCTATTCGCTTTGCGAACCAAGCCAAACTGATAAGGAAACGATGGAACCCTGTTTTCTTATCACTTTGTCTTGGCCCTTACGGGTAACGATCCCTGTCGCTCTTGTCCGTCCCGGACGCTTTAAAGCGGTTATGTCGGCTGCGCCGTCCGTTTCAGGAGCAAGAGCAAAAGCGCTCCTTCCTCCTCAGGCTCTGGGGCGGGGAATCCCCTATTCCCACCCCTCTGCCGTCTCATCAATCGCAAGGGACCGTAGCCCAAAGCCCGAGCCGCGCAAGGGAAGCTTCGCCGCTGCGCGCCCTTGCGCGGCTCAGTCTTCGGGCTCCTTTGGTCCCGCGATCGACGACGACGGCGACGGGGCGGGAATAGAGGGTGTGGAGTTGCCAAACGGGAAGTCAGGGCAACCAGCTTGAAGCCAAGAGGCCAGGACGGCGCCGCCGAGAGTCCAGAGATCAACGCCACGGCGAAAAGCCTCTTCGGTCATACCTTGTTTGACGCTGGATAGTGTGTGCACATACCAGCGGACTTCCTTGTCCTGAAGTTGATCGGCAGGTTTGCGAGGTGGAATCATGGTTATTTTTTCTCCTTTTCAAACCAGCAGGCTAGCCAGTTGTGCCATAAGTAACGCATAAAGGAAATTCCAGCTACGAGGCCTAATATAGATAAATTGTACAGGCAAGATAGATGCAATAAATCATTTAGCATTTAGAAAGGAAACTCTTCAGCAATAGAAACTTGAGGGGTTGCCTTCGAATACTCTTCAATCCAATACTTTGGCGGATGAAGAGCGGGAGTATGCTTCGCGCACGGAATTGCCCGAATGCAATACCAGCGGCCATTTTCTAGGACGGGCTGTCCAGCCGGTACGCAATCCGGGCACGGCCTTGAGTGCGATAGTTGCGGTTTTGTCGGCAAGCGAGCCACGAAACAGACGCTGCACTCGCAGTCCTGGGCGTGCGGCTGGAACAGGTACTTGGATAGAGTCATCCCGAACAACCTCGGAAAACTTGTCTTGCGGTAACTTTGGAAAAACTGCGATAAGGCGAGAGCGCGAATACATCGTCTGAGGATCAAATCCCCCGGCCCGAGAAGACGCCACAATATACCGGGCGTTATACAAAGCCTTGCGAGCTTCAATCCGGTAGTACCTGGAGCGCTCAATATCGCCACGCTTAAGACAATCGCGGGAGAAATGCAAAGAAAGACTCGCTGAGAAAGTAAGCCGGCGGATATCCCGAACTTCATGCGCAGAAAGTTTCAAAACTTTATCCCGAGTCATACCGTCCACTCCTGATCAAGCAGCCAGTTGCGGAGCAGGGCGCTGTTGATCATCCGGCGCTTGCCCAGCTTCACCGACGGAATGACGCCTTTATGCGCCCAGGTACGAGCAGTGTCGTAAGTCAGTCCATTGCGCTCGGCAAAGGCTTCAATGGTCTCGACATCCCGCTGGGGGATGACAAGCTTCGAGGCGTCCAGCTCTTCCAGTCCCATGCTCATTCCGTCACTATTCGTCTCGTTACGTGCCATTGTGTGGTCTGAAAAAATTGACCAAAAAGGCAGTCCATTCGTAAATCACGTTTGTAAATTACAAACGAACTATACGCTAGCTGGTATAGGATTCAACATATACATTTGTAATCTACAAGAACGAAATGGAATTAGCAGACGAAAGAATTAGAACTCTTATCGATAAGGCAACCATAGACGAGCTGATCAAAAAGACCCAGATCAGCGGAACAAGATGGCGAACCGTTCGATACGACAAAAGAACGCGGATCAGCACCCAGGAGCTATCGGCGCTGGTGATGCTTTACCCGCAATACGCCCTATGGCTTGCAAGCGGGCAGATCGCCCCAGACTGCGGCCAGACGAGCCCTGACTACGACGAAGCCAAAGAGCACTTGGCATCACCGAATCAAAACGTGGGATAGCTGTAACCAGGAAAGCCGCCGAACGCTGGTTTGCACGGAAGAAGGAGCCGACAGAGGCATGAGATGGAAAGGAGCGCTGCTGGCAACGATGCTTGCCGCAGCTGGAACAGCCCAGGCGGAAAACTACCTGAAGCCGCTCAGCGATGCTTTCACCGACCACATCATGGGCGGACTGGCGGAGGGGAAGGGCGGCATGGCCACCGAGGCTCAGAAATACGTGAAAGGGCGCGAGATCGAAAAGAAGGAGGCCAGCCGAGGCCAGCGCCGGACCGTGGCGGAGTGCATCAAGCCGGGCAATGTCATCGATGATGACGTCAACGAGTGCGTCCGAGGCTACAAAGCAAAGACATGGTAAGCGTCGAAAAAGTGTCGAAAACATAGCGACGAATTGCGCAGGAACGACGCAAGCGAAGCGGCAGTAGCCCCGAAACACGCGGAATAGACACGCAGCGACACGGATAGATGAGGGTTCGATTCCCTTCGCC